AGTTGATGATGATATTGAAGTCTGCGTATTTCAAAAAGATGATGGATATAAAAATGTCTATGACGCCGTGAATCAATATAATCCATCATGCGCAGTTGAATTGCATTTCAATAGTTCTCTTGACAGGTCTGCAAAAGGAACAGAGACATTATTCACTGATAAGAATTTCAAGAATGCAAAATTTGCAGAATTTCTTCAGATAAAAATGTGTTATGTATTTGACCGGGAGAGTTCAACTGATCGTGGGATCAAACACATAGCAGAATATATTCAGGACAAAAAAGTCATAACGGATCGTGGGTATGATGCTATTAAATATTGTACCGTACCATGTTGTATTATTGAGCCATTTTTTGGGAATAATACAACTGATTCCGCGTTGGGATTCAAACGCTTTCTGAATCTTGCAACATCGATATCTGAGGGGATGAAGGATTTTGAGAAGTGGTCTTCTTCTAACATAATTTTGGGGAAGTACAAAGATATTGAAAATAAGTAATTGCTTGGTATACTCAAATTGAGTGCATATTTCTCCTTTCTTCTTGGGCCGGGTTTGTTGTTTTCCCCGGCCCTTATATTTTATTCATTTCGATTCAGACTGTAGTTCAAGCTCCATGAACGTGAGTTTTGAAAATAGCATAATCATTCCATCGGTGACTCCGTCAGTTTCTTCTTTGGGTTTCATTGCCGAGAATGTAGCAACTGCATTCATCGTGACGCGAAGCGATTGTTTTAAAATTGCAAGATCATTTAGGGTCAGTTTTGTTTTTTCCATGCATTACTCCTTTTTAAAATATTCGTTTAGAACGTGATCGATAAACCCTGAGATATTCCCTACCACTTCTTTTATGCGCTTCAAGTTCTCACTGCTTATCGTGATGTTAACCGGAACTTTCCCTCCGCGCCAATTTGGTGTATTCCCACGGCATCGACGACATATACCATCTTCGAGCCAACGCGATTCGAAAATATCATTACATAGCAAACAGCGTTTTTTTCTACTCATAATCACGCTCGCTTTTGTTACTACAATACGGGCAATCTTTTATGTCATTATAATAACCGTCGTAGATTCTGCCGCACTGAGTACATTCTTTTTCGATTGTCTCCGGATCGTCGTCATATTCACTTGATAATTTCCATGTGTCATATCCATCCATTTTTTCCATTTTGTTTTCTCCTTTTATTTATATTCTTCATATTGGCCATTGCAAACGACAGACTGTATAACCGATTCGATTCGTTTCGCGCATATCTCACAGCATACAATATCTATGTGAGAGGTTTCCCCGATATCGATACGGCGCTGCATGATTTGTGACCTATGTTCCAAGCAGGAGTGACAAATATCTTGTGTGCATCCAGGGCGTGTATCGCATACCACCAGGGCGTGTATCGCGCAGACCACCAGGGCGTGTATCGCATACCCCTTTCTCTTACTCTTCGTCTTCTTCTTCCTCGTCAACGACATCGATACTTAATTCCCAAAAAGCGTTATTATAACAATCTTCCTCCAGTTTTGCGAACGCTTCATTTGCTCCGTCGGTGTAGGAGGCGACATAATTGCCCCCGTCCCAATCACTCGAATATCCGTCAATAATTTTTGCCGCGATCGGCGCGATTTTATCCAAAAAATATTTTGCCGCGTCATTGGTCAGGACGGGGATGTCAATGCGCCGTATGTGTCCCATCCAGACCATAATTGGGATAGCGTATCCAACCTCGGGGTCATACCTAACCGACAACGTTTTGTCTATACAATCGATTAGGACAAAACACGGTTGAGGTCTATCCTGCGACGGATATTTTTTGTACAATTCATTCTCTGTTTTAGGATAAATGATTTTCATAACTTTCTCCTTTTGTTTTTTGTTTAAATATAGCATATTTATAAATGATTGTAAAGCGAAATATATCATATTTATAATATTCTATAAGTCCTCGAAATCATTAACAATAATAGTCGTTTACTTTTTGTCTAAAATAAAGTAATATGCTTCACCTCTTAAAGAAAGGAGAAAAAATCATGAACAAATCTGACTGGCTTTTAGCTCGAAAAAAGGGGCTTGGATCGACCGACGCGGCCCCGGTTCTTGGCATGTCGCGGTGGGGAAATCCGCTCACGGTTTATCTCGACAAAATCGGCGAATCCCCGGAACGTGAAGACAACGAAACGATGGAATGGGGACGACGATTGGAATCGGTCGTCGCCGACGCGTTTGCAGAAAAGAACAATTGCAAATTGTATCATTCCGGAGAGATTTCCTATCACAAAGATTACCCCTTCCTTCTGGCAAATGTTGATCGGGTTATTGATGACGGGAAATCATTACTCGAATGCAAAACCGCGAATCAGTACAAAACCGATGAATGGGAAGACGGGAAGATCCCAATCGAGTATCAACTTCAGGTAATGCATCAGCTCGCGGTAACGGGTCTACAGACCGGGCATATCGCCTGCCTTATCGGCGGGCAAAAGTATGTGCAGGCAAAAATTGAACGCGATGAGGCGATGATTGATATGATCGTCACACGCGAGGTCGAGTTCTGGAATGAATTTGTCGTCAAGCGACAACCCCCGTTTATCGACGGGAGTAAGGCTTCAACCGAGATACTCAAGTTACTATACCCGACGGTTGAAAGCTTCGAACAGATTCAAATACCGGATTCATTCAATGATCTCATTGATAAAAGGAAAGAACTTCAATTTCAATCTGACACCATTGATTTTGAGATCGATCAGATTGAAAACCAATTGAAACAAGCGTTGAAATCAAACGAATCAGGGCTGACTAATAAGTATATTGTCAGTTGGAAAGAATGCAAAATGAATCGATTAAATACCGAGCTTTTGAAACGAGAACAGAAGGCAATGTTTGATGCTTATACTCAATTATCTTCATATCGAAGATTTAACATTAAGGAGATTAAATCATGACCGACGATTTAAAAACTAAACTGATGAAAAGTGATAAGCCAGTGACAGTCGAGCAATATATAAACGCGAATATCGATAAAATCAAAGAGGCCCTTCCAGAACATATTACGGCGGAGCGCATGGCTAGGCTTCTATTGATTACAATTCGAAACAATCCAGGTATCGCCAAGTGTTCCCAGCTCTCAATTATTGGAGCATTTCTTCAGTGTGTACAGCTTAGCATCGAACCAACTTCAATCGGGCATGTTTATTTCGTTCCGTATTATAACCAGAAGCTTCAATCATATGAATGCCAGTTTCAGATCGGATACCAGGGTATTCTTGAGCTTGCTCGTCGAAGCGGGTTTATACGGAATATCTATGCGAAAGCTGTCCATGAGAACGATCTTTTCGAGTTCAGTTATGGAACCGGGGCTTTTCTGAAACATACCCCGAATCTTCAAGATAAAGGTAAAATGAAAGCCGCATATATGTTTGTCGAGTTCAGGGACGGCGGAACCGGATTTCATGTCATGGGAGTTAGCGAGCTCGATACAGTTATGCGACGCGCCAAGTCAAAAGATAATAATGGTAATGTCGTCGGTCCCTGGGCAACTGACTACGAGGCGATGTGTCTTAAGACCGTCATTAAACGCGGCTGCAAGTACCTTCCTTCGTCGATCACCGAGAAACAGTGGATCTATGCCGACGAGACGACAAAACGCGATATAGCCCCGAATATGGCGTCAGAAACGAAAGATGAGACCGATTGGGAATCTGAGGATATAAAATTTGATGGAGTACCGGAAGATAAACCAGAAGAAAATCCCGTAAAATAAAAAGGTGCCCCGGTGACTGCAATCCGGGGCATTCATTCGAAAAGGTTGGAAATTATGTGTTCTAATAATATAGGCCAGAAAAAAATTAAAGTAAACAAAAAAATGGATTTACTTTTAAGTGAAAATTAAATATAACTAGCTTGTTGTTACCTGTAATTTCTTTTCGGGGCGGGGTAGGTGCCTAGAACACTTACCCCAGCGCCTGCCTTTCTAGGGGGATTAAATTTTGTCTTTATCAAAAAAAATAAGATTTACAATTTTTGAAAGAGATGGATTTAAGTGCCAATATTGTGGTCATGGAGTACCCGATGTAATATTAGAGGTTGACCATATAATACCAAAATCAAAAAATGGGACTGATGATAATATAAATCTTATTACTTCTTGTTTTGCTTGTAATAGGGGAAAATCAAATAAAATATTAAATGAAAATATAATTCCAAAAATTGAAAAAGAGCAAATAGATAATCTAAAATCACAATATAAAGAACAACAAACCCAGATAAAAAAATATTATAAATATCTTGAAAAAATGTTGAAAAGTAAAAAAGAAGATAATCCGGAAATTAAAATAATAAATGAAATATTCATTGATGAATTCGGATTTACTTTAAATGAAAAAGGGAAGCAATCAATAAAATATTTTTTAAAAAATTTATCCATAGAAGAAATTATTGAAGGAATATATCTATTGAGAATAAATGATTTTGAACCAGAAAGAAAATTTAGATATTTTTGTGGTATTATGTATAATAAAATAAGGAATAAATCAGAAAATGTCTAAAAGATTTACTGACACAAATAAATGGGATAAACCGTGGTATAGAAAACTATCCATAAAATATAAAGTGCTTTGGCAATATCTTCTCGATAAATGTGATCATGCAGGATTCATCGAAATAGATGAAGAAATTATTTCAATCGATATAGGTGAAAAATACACAAAAGAAGAGATTTTTTCTTCTATGGAAGGAAAATTATTTAATATCGATAAAAAGAGCTGGATACCAAAGTTTGTCGAATTTCAGTATAAAGTTGAAAAAATAATGCATAGCGACGATAAATGTTCAAAATCTGTACGTGATTTAATATCAAAAAATGGAATTGAAATTCATGAAGAAAATTGTAGACTTATTCATTCTTTTTTAGACCCTTGCAAGGGGCTAGTTAGCCCCTACCTAGGGTGTAAGGATAAGGATAAGGATAAGGATAAGGATAAGGATAAGGATAAAGAAGGGGATTATAAGGGGAATGAGAAAAAGAAGATGAATTTGAATTTTGATACAGGGCAATGGGAAAATGTACCTAGACGTTTATGGCCTATTTGGGAAAAAGCATATCCTGGAATTAATCTTATGAAACAACTCGATGAGGCCGCAGCATGGCTTATTTCAAATCCGAAAAAGAAAAAGAGTGACTATATTCGTTTTATTAATAACTGGTTTAAACGATCACAGGATAAGGCATGATTGATATAAGCAGATTCAATGATGAATATTTTAATCTTTCAGAATCTGAGTTAAGAGACAGGAAGGATAAATTACTCAGCTATGGGATCGGGTATCTTGACGACACAATGTATGCGATATACCCAAAAAGCCTGATAGTCATTGGTTCAAAAACGGGAACTGGTAAAACAGAGATTGCAACTCAAATCGCAATGCATAATGCCGAGGCTGGGAAAAAGATTGTTTACTTTGCCCTAGAGGCGGAGAAGTATGAGATTCAACGCAGAATTGAATTTAAAATCTTATCTGGGATATTAGAAGGGAAAATAAGTTTTCAAGAATTCATTGCCGGGAAGTATATTGATTCATATACAGAACAACGGGGACGCACAAAAGTGGAGCTCAAAAAATTAGACTCCCTGGTATTCCGTTACAGGAATCATTCAAACTACACAGTCGATGATTTTTTAAAAGACATGGACGATATTCGTTTCATTTGGGGGATACAACCGGATTTAATTATAATCGATCACCTTCATTATTTCGACTGGTATGACGATGATAACCGCGCTGTGAAATCAATTGTGAAAAAAATAAGGGATACGGTTTTGATTGATGAGACGCCGATTATTTTGATAAGTCATGTTCGAAAGATTGATAAAAGAACCTATGGCCTTGTGCCAGATATCGACGACTTCCACGGTACAAGCGAGATCGCAAAGGTAGCAACTCAGGCGATTACATTGGCACCGTCATATAAGTTTGAAAAGAACTGGGGATACAAAACCTACATGAGAGTTTTGAAAAACAGATATTTCGGTTCGGTCACAAAATATATTGCAGAGACTTATTTCGATATCACAAATAATAAATATAAAGATCAGTACATATTGGGATATGAAGACAAAGGCATATTTGAACCATTAACCGATAATGAGCCGTCGTGGTATAGGAGAAAGCGATATGTCGAAAATAGTACGGATAATCGAGATCAGGGATGCAGAAACTTTTGGGACTAGTTTAATCGATATCATCCCACAAGAAGAGTTAAGGAATCTTTCAATGAAACAAACTCATGAGACGGCAACTCCAGACGGTAAAATTTACATCAAAAGTTTTATTGATGATAAATATTTTTATAAAAAATGGACTAACAAAATAAATCGAGAACTTGAAGGAAAGGATTCAGTCGAATGCGTTAAAAGAATTTATGATAAATTCGGAGATCAACTCGACAATGAAACAAAAAAGAATTTCGAAGAATATCTTAAAAATCCAAAACTGGGGGAATAAATGACAAAATTCATCACAAGAAAAAAATCAACACTTGAGACACCGTTGCTTCGGGCAATTAAGCAATATCTGATGTGCGTTCACGAAATGGTTATCATACGACATAATCAAATGCGCGTGGCTAAAAACAGATTCATAAAGATTGATCCGAATGATCTCGGGGCTCCGGACTTGATTGCATGCTATCGCGGTGTATATGTTGGCTTTGAGATCAAGGTTGAAGGCAAAAAACAAACACCGAAGCAAATTGAATTTGAAAAGAGAATACTCGATGCCGGGGGGTTTTATTATGTACTGACAAGTATCAACGATGCAGTAAACGCAATTCATGATTTGAATGGGAGGATAAAATGAAATATTCAAAAGGTGATTCCGTAAAGCTGAAAGATAATTTGATTACAAGAACAATCTACGGCGAGAAAGATAATCTAAGCGGGTTTGAATTCATGCCGAACATGAAAAAGTTCTGCGGCCAAACGATGACGATTTATTCCTGCATTGAAATACGTAAGTCTCATTTTAAAAACGGTGTTAACTTCAACGAGCATTACACACTGGCTGAAGATAAGAATAAATATTTTTTTACCGAAGATATGTTTGAGGAGGAATAATATGAAAGAATTTTGTTGGTATGTTCCATTAATGGAAACAATTATTATTCGTGGATTTAAAAATAGAAAAGCTGCGAATGAATTTTATTTATGGTGTGGTTTCGATATAGATTATAAATATAAGAAAAACATAAAACATTCATGTGATCGACAGGGAATTGTTCACAAAGGAAGCAATCTCATTCTTGATACTTTCTTTTTGGGTGAGCTATGAAAGAACAAGTTTGGTATTGTCCAGTATGGCCGGGATTATTAGAGGGAGTTATCTTTTTGATTAAAAGTTCACACGATGGAATAGAAGGAATATCTGTTTCAACTATTCGTGGTATTGGAATATCTTATGCTTTTCAGGATTTGTTAGATTACTTTGCAGAGATCGGTTGTGAATATCTTGGCAAATTATAGGAGGTAATATGTGTGAATTTTTTAGTTTTGTTCATGATTCAAAAATAGGCAAATGGATGTATTTTGATTGGGAATTGCGAAAGAAAGTATTATCAAAAGAATTAGAATACAACCCAGACAGTCACACTTCGATAGCAGATTATTTTGGATATAAATCAGAAAAAGAAGATATCCTAGACAAATATGAATATAATCCATTATTGAAGATATTAAAGATAGATCAAAATAATAGTGGTAAAGCATCGGATGAAACAGCACAAAAATTTATTGATTCACTGAATTGGAAGGATATTTGTCCATATCTAATTATCAAAGAGATTATTAATCCTTTAAAAATCAAAAGAAAAAACATCAAACCAACCAAACAAGATATATCTTTATTAAAG